TGACCTATCCGACACAGCCCTAAGTGCCGGATAGGAACGGCAAAATTTTTTACACTTCTATTACTTCTTTATCGCACATTAGCAAATGTTTATTGCATTTATCGTCTTTAGCAGAGCTTTTATTGAGCAGACACCATATATGTTTTCTCTGGCAAGAATAGGGACAGGTGAACTTGATTATAAATCAATGAAATGTATTCTTCCAATACTATTGTCTTTCCTGGGAATAGGAAGATACAGTTTTAATATCATGGCTTATCCATCAAGAGGTGATTATCTCTGGGATTGGCTGCCACTTTTGATATGGTTTATCCTCTCAACAACAGTTGCCCAGATTTGCCTGGCAAGAAAATTGAAAAATTGGAGGGAAATTTCAAGATGAGAAATTTTCAAAACATCATTTTGGGGCTCTTGTTAAGCCTCATGTTGGGAGGGTGTGTCTTTTGGTCTTCATCAGAACCACACGCCGAAAACCAGTCATCCGAAACTCATACCAAGCAATCTAAGCCATCTGGGCAGCCTGTAAAGAAAACACAACCTGAAAAAGTTGTCCTAGAATTGTCAAATAATGAGGTTGTCATTGATGTCAAGCCATTCACATTGTCAGGCGGATTGCCAAGTGGCGGCGCATACTCTGGCAACGGAGTCGACAATAATGTTTTTTTCCCTGAAAAGGCTGGAGTTGGTTCGCATCAGATTACATACACCTTTAAGGGTAAAAGTGCTTTTGGCACGATTACTGTTTTGCCTCCAAAGGTTAGTTTGTATCTCCCGCGTAAATCAGTATATATCGGATTTCCACCGTTTGATTTATCTGGTGGAGAACCATCGGGAGGCAAGTATTCAGGAAAAGGAGTTAAAAACAATAGGTTTTATCCGCAGGAGGCTGGTGGGGGAAATCATGAGATAACATATACATATTTTGGTTTTTCTGCTCAAGATAGCATAGTGGTGAATGGCCCAAAAGAAAGAAGGGTGAATTATAACTGTCCTCGATGTCATGGGACTGATAGAGTAAGTTGTGATCCCAATGTTACATGTACCCGTTGCTTCGGGGACGGAAGGCTTTGGGATAGAAAATGTTCTGAATGCGATGGAACAGGACGCGTAAGAACAGCATGGAAAATGTGGATGGGAAAAAGAGATTGCCCTGAATGCAAAGGCTCTGGTAACATTTATAAAAAATGTTCATCCTGCAAAGGAACTGGAAAGGAAAAATGCCCCAAATGCAAAGGAACCGGCTACGCGCCTTGCCCACTGTGTAACTGATTTTTTAACCATCATCAATAGGAGAAAACAATGAAGTTGACACATCGATTCGTAAACTGCAGTCTTCCGATCTTGTGTGCTTTGACTCTGCTTATTGGACATTACTCTTTCGCAGATAATGTTCCACAGGATGCCCAGGATGCCATTATAATGATTAATCATGTGAACTGGGTGGTTAACAGAATTAATTCTGCCTCGGATAATGTATTTATGCTCGAACATGAATATGAAGGTATTTCTTTAAATTCCTTAAATCTCAAGACTATCAAGGATCGAGATACAATTGATCAAATTACAACATTGTGTGATTTTATAACAAGTCTCCGTATCAACGAGGGTGAGAGGAAAATGCTGAAACGTGAGTTGGAATACAATCTTGATAATGCAATTTACGATGCATTTCCATCTCCGGCCTCCTTGGTCGCGGCAGATCCATATGCAATTGCAATAAACCTGGTTCAGAGTACAATTGCCTCCTATATGAATTATAAACGAACCGTTGCTTCTCTCAAAATTCAACATGAACGGAAAATGTGGAATCTGGAGGCTGAGAGTTTACGCCAGCTAAATGCGATGAATACCACATTATTACAACATCAGTGGGAACTTATCCAGCACTATGAACTGAACGATTATTGGCGAGTAACCGAAAAACAAATAAAGGAACTGCTTGCGAGAATCAACAATCCTATATATGAATCCGATACCAAGGAACTATATAAATACCTGAATCACCCTGCTCAACGCGAAAAATTCAAAAAACTACCAGCATATTGGTATTATCTTGGATGTTATGCTGAAAAACAGGAAGATGTGAAAACAGCTCTTGAAGCCTATGATACATATCAAAAAGAGTTCTGTCAAATTCTTCGTTTTGACAGAACAGCCGCATCTGTCGCAATGAATAAGACCCTTTTGTTATTAAAAGATAGTAATAATAAAGATAAAATATATGAGCAACTCAAAATCATTGAGCACAATGCCGAGGAAGACTGGACATTCCTTTATTTTTGTGCAAATGTGTATTATGAACATTTCAAAGACAAGGAAAATGCGCAAAGGCTGCTTGAACTGGCCATTAATTCACAGCAATACCAGTTTAGTTCAACCTTGCACGAGCTAAGGGAACTCTGCAAGAAAGGCGAAGTTAAGATCGGTGATAATACTTTCCCCAATGCAACTCCGCTAATCACATGCAAGAACCTTATGATTCAAGTCAACAATCAATCAAGAGATCCGAAGGCACTTGAAGAAATAGTTGATTCCTTTAGGCGTGATACGACCAAGAATTGTTTCGCCATGTTGGCACTTTTGGGAAAACTGCCTCCAGAGACTGTTTCTAATTATTTGTCTCCAGAACTACGTTCCATTGTTTTGGAATACCAGTTCGACAGTTCATTGAGAACGAGCGCGACGCATAGATTTATCTTATGCTTGCCTCTTTCATGGTATTACGCTGGTAAGTTCGATATCGAGGCTGTTGCTTATTTCAGTGACAACCAAACACCAATAAAACTACCTCTTCATCCGCGATATTCCGATCCGAATCCTGTTGTGACAAAAGATGAATTGGTAAGGTATGTAATTGACTGTCCCAATTCCATTGTAAGAACAATGTCTCCCGATAGAATTGAACTTACACTTGGACATAAATTTTATCCAATTACATTGGTTTTTGATGCAACAGGCTTAAAGAATGCCACAACAAGAAAAGTTGTGGAATATCGTATGTTGGTAAAAAAAGCCAAATACAAGAAATCTCTTTCTGGGCAATATATGAAGGAGTTCATTGTTAACCAATAAGAGGATAAACTGATAATGCGCCTCGGATTCTGTACATTTGCCATCTATCTCCTATGCTTTGTGCCTCTTGTGTGGGCACATAAGGGGCCAGAGCACGAAAAGGAAATACTTGCTGTCCTTGGAATAAATGGAGCACATTGCACAGATACCGAGGCCAATATTTATGACATTCCAGAAAACTTGCCGTATAAGAATAGAATACACCCTACCATAGAAGTTTTTAGGGATTGCATTGACCGTGACGCCACCAACAATGCATTATATAATAGTATCAAAGAAGTGATGCAACCATACCACTTTACTTACTATCCAAATGACAAGCAATATGGCCATCGCGTTTTTTTCCATTGGGGGTTTAACACCAACCCAAAAGAATCAAAAGCATTATGTGAGTGCTTTGATAATGCTACTAAAGATAAGCAAATTCAAGAAAAAGGATGGAGACTTGTTTTAGATGAGCAAGGAAGGCGAAACAGAAAAATGTATGATTCTATTAGATGGTTGTCTCCGGCACCCAGAACACAACAGAATGCTTTTGCAACCCTTGTCTATGATGTTCACATCCTTGGTGATTTTATTGAGGGAAAACCGGGGCCTGCTAGCGCAATGATACCTTTTGACGCTTTGATTGATGACATAATTAAACATGCTATAGGTAATTTTGATTGTTGGGATAATAGATTAAGGATTGAATTACAGAAAAAATTGCAAAGTGCCCGTCATGTTAATGCCAATCAACAACTAGCTGCCAAGCGCATATTAATTCTTCTTATTAATCATGTTCCTCAATTAATAGATAACTCGCCAATAATGAAGAAAATCGTTTGGGGGAATAAGACCAATGAAAAAAACAAGTGATTGGATAAGTTATTTATCAGAAACAGAGGCTATCCAGTAAAAGTCGGCACAGTTTTCATTCAGTTGCAATCTGTTTTGAGAATCCTCTTTTGCATGGGCTTGCAAGTGCCTATCAATTATGGAGGATTCTCTTTATTTATAAGAAAGGTTACTCAAGCCAGTCGGCGACGGGCGTCCAGCCGCCGTCGGAGCAGAACCACCCGCCGTCCATGAAGAGATAGCAGTACTCCGCCCAAAAGCGGTTGAACGCCTCGCGGGCGAGAACCCAGCGGTCGCTCCAATGCGTGGGTTCGTGGAGTTCCTCGCCCCTGTCGCGGCAGTATGCTTCGCATTCGGCAAGGGTATTGCCAAGGGCGGAGAGGTCGCCGAGGGCGAGAAGTGCCTCCACGGCCTCGCGCGTGGTGTAGTGTTCTGGCAGGACAACTCCCGCGTGGGACGGGTACATGTCGTGGTGGCAGTAGATGGAGCGGCATGAGCCGTCATCGTCCATGATCGCAATCAGTCCTCTTGTTGACATCGTGTTCCTCCTGTGATTGGATGGGAAATGCGCCTGGATGGAACGTGCATCCGCGCTTCGACCGAGCCGATGCCGCCAACCCAATGGCGCACCGACGTGGATTCGAACCACCTGGGAGGGAATCATCCCTCATCCAGGCGCAAGACATTATCTATAGGTGACGCAGGCGGACAGCGTCGCGGCTGCCAGCCAGTAGATGACCTGTCTCCAGTCCTTGCTGAAGCCATACGCGATGGCCGAAAGCACGTCCAGCGCGATGAGTATGCTTGGGAATATGTAGGTGTATTTCATCGGAAACCTCGTTTTGCAAGTATTTCTTACATTTTGTAAGCGTTTTGTCAGCGGATGCGCATGGCGAGCAGGAAACCGCCAGTCGGCAGGAACGGCTCTACCCACGAGGCGAAGCGCTCCTCGCGCCCCTCCTGCGACGTGAAGTGTGTCTGCCCGTCACCGAAGAAGTTCACCCACACGCCGCGCCTGCCGTCGATTGTCCTGACGACGCCGGGCATCCTGAAGGCGAGATACGGTGGACTGAACCAGACCATCACGCCGTCCTCAAGCCTATCGAATTGCCTTGCAGTCATCAGCCTTCCTCCACGTTCTCCGGGTGTTCGCGCAGCACCTCGCGGCACTGGTACAGGCGGCACAGCAGGAAGGTGTTCTCCTCCAGCTCCTCCTGGAACTCGCGCATCTTCTGTGTCAGATATTCAGCCCAGGGATACTCACGCCCCTCGCAGTCCTTCGCATAGGCGGGCGGCGTCTGCGCCATGTAGGCCAGCATCTCCGCGTAGATGCGGCGGTTGTCGGCCTCGTGCTCCTCGATCTCCTCGTCTATCTGGCTCTTGGATATCCGCGAGAGGTATCCGTCGTATTTGTAGTATGTTCCCCAGCTCATTGTGATTCTCCTTGGTTGTTGTCAATTTGTTCCCTTGAAAGGGTAGTTATTGGCAGGTTTCATTGTTCAGAACGGCAATTCATCGTCCCCGATGTTTTCGGGACAGCCGCCAGACGGTGTGGTGAGAGGACCGCTCTCGATGGCGAACATCAGCGCGTCTGTCATCTCCGGGCGGTCGCCGCACTCGACCTTCACGATGCGGTCGAACTTCTCGCCCGTCACCCAGCGGACCACGATGCCCTTCGGGACGGCCAGTGCGCCCGCATCCGCCCAGGCGACAGCCTCGTCCACGGTGTTCGGAACGGGGCAGTCGGGGCAGGCGCGCTCGCGCCACCACCGCTCGAACTTGCTCCGTGCGTATCCCGTGTGTTCGGGGCAGACCCACTCGGACTTGTACTGCGTCGGCGCGACCTCGTAGTCCACCCGCATCGTCCTGGGTGTTCCAGGCTCGGCGTTCCGCTTGACATGCGGCTCGTAGTACACGTTCCGAACATCGTAATGCTCGTCGCGGACCTCGCCCGAAAGGACGCCTTCGCTGGAGGCGTGCTCCGTCAGGTTGCTGCGCTCGGGCGGCGGGAACTCGTAGCCGCATTCGGGGCACTTGCCATAGCCGACGTGGATGATGGCGTGGCACTGCGGGCAGGTCTTCGCGGGTGCGTCGCCGCCACCGCCTTTGCCCGGCTCCTTCGCCTTTATCATGTCCAGCGGCCCGTGCCGCATGATGTTGCCCCCGTAGTCCAGAATCAGGCAGTCAGTCTTGCCCGTGTCGGGCGATAGACGAGTGCCGCGTCCGGCCATCTGGAGCAGCAGACCTGCGGACTGCGTCGGTCGCATCAGCACCACGCAGTCGGTGTTCGGGGCGTCGAAGCCAGTAGTCAGCACCGAGCAGTTGGCCAGGTACTTGAGCGGCGGCTTTGGTGTCCCGAATAGGTCTGCGGGGACGTGCTCGCCCCGAAAGCGGGCGATGATTTCGGCGCGTAGTCCCGCGGACGTCTCGCCCGTGACCACGGCGCACTCCTTGCCGCTGTGCTTCGTGATGGCCTCGGCCACGTGTTTGCAGTGTTCCACGGAGGTGCAGAAGATGAGGACGGACTTCCTCTCCCTTGTCAGTATGGCGATCTCGGAGCAGGAGGCGTCCACCAGCTGCTCGTTGTCCATCGCGGAGGCCAGTTCGTCCTGGACGAATTCGCCCGCCCTCGTGTGGACGGACGAAAGGTCGGCCTCGGCATGTCCCGCGCGGGACACCAGCGGCGACAGGTAGCCCTGCGCGATCATCTCTTTCAGCCCGGCTTCGTAGCACACCTCGTTGAGAAGGTTCTCGGGCTTGCAGATTGCTCCGCCCTTCAATCGGAACGGCGTGGCGGTCAGGCCGATGAGGCGGACGTCGGGATTGATGACCTTCATGTCCTTGAGGAAGGTGCGGTACATGCCCTCGCCGTCGGGCGCGATGAGGTGGCACTCGTCCACGATGACGAGGTCGAAGCGTCCGAGGTCGCAGGCCTTGTTGTACACCGACTGTATCCCCGCCACGATGACGGACTCCCGCGTGTCGCGCGAGTTCAGGCCGGCGGAATAGACGCCGATCTTCAGTTCGGGGCAGAGCCTCCGCACCTTGTCGGCGTTTTGTTCCAGTAATTCTTTCACATGTGCGAGAATCAGGACGCGACCGCCCCAGAGAGTCACCGCGTCGGAGGCGATCTTCGCCAGCACCAGGCTCTTGCCCGTACCCGTCGGGAGGACCACGCAGGGGTTGGTGTCCTTGGAGCGGAGGTGTTCATAGACCGCGTCCACGGCCTCCTGCTGGTATGGTCGCAGGTTCATGGGCATGGCTCGTCCACCTCCTCGTCCTCCGGCCAGTCCTCGGGCGCGAGGCCGAAGTTACGCATCTCGACGGCGGTCTCGGCCACGATGAGGTCGTACCGCTCGCGGCTGATCTTCAGCCTTTTGCAGATTTCCTCCGCCTCAAGCCCCTGCATCAGGAGGAAGCACACGAGGCGCTGGTCGTCGCTGGTTATGGTCTCAAGGTACTGGCGGACCAGCTCCGCCCGCGCCTCGCGTCTCTTTCTGTTCATACTCCGTTATCCTCACGACCGCCAGCCCGTCGGGGGGCTGCGGCTCCTTCTTCGTAACCGTAAGTCTCTGTATCAGCGAATCGTCCTCGTACACACCAGCGCAGGTGAGCGCGTCCAGGCAGCTTTTCAGGCTGTTGTCGGCGTCCCTGCGGCGGTTGTCGGGCGGGTAGAGGTCGAGCGCGACCTCCACCGGCTCCGCGAACGTCGGATTCCCCGCCAGCCTGGCGACCGCCTCCACCGCCTCGCGGTAGCGCCGCCCGTCCTTCGAGATGAGGACGCGCGGGCCGACATGGCGGTAGTAGTGGTTCACCGAGGGCGGCCAGGGCAAGGCAAGCGTCACCTGCATTCCCTCTGCTCCGTCCTGTGCTGCCGCGGCTGCGGCGTTTCGTTCAGTCTTCCGCTTCGGGGGATGTTCCCCTTCAGGCGGCGCTTCCGTCTGCGCTTTCTCGTGGCGGCGAGGAACTCGACGACACGGATCGGCGGAGGCGGCGGGACGCAGTCCCGGCAGAGCGGCGGCGTCAGGCAGACCGCCGCCACGATTAGTTGCGCGATTGTCACGGCCATGCGCACCTCCTAGTGCTTCCGCGCCCAGGGCGGCTGGCTGCTGGCCGCGGGTGCGGCGGGTGCGGCGGGGGCGGCCTGCGGGGGCTGCGGGGGCTGCGGGGGCTGCGGGGCGGGCACGGCGGCGTTCCTGGCGGCGTATCCGCGGATGACGTTCTCAAGCTCGTCGCTGTCCTTCTGCCTGCGGCACTTGACGGTCAGGACGAGCGGAAGCCCGTGCAGCTCGCAGGTGTCGGAGGGGTTGAGGACGCCGACCGCGTGGCAGACGGCGGAGAAGTCGGCGCGACCGATGCGGACGGCGTCGGCGCTTGGGTTCTCGATGTTGTAGCGGCCCCAGACCCTGCGCCCCTTGTGCTCGCCGGAGACGACCTCGAACTCGAGCTGGACGTAGCGTCCGCTGCCGTTGCGGGTGGACTTCACGTCCGAGTCGGAGATGACGGCCTCGTACTTGCCTTCGGGCAGGGGCTGGAACTCCTGGGAGGGCTCCACTTCACTGGCGTTGAAATTGATGGTTGCCATTGTCTTTGTTCCTTTTGTTGTGGTTTAGTGCGCGCACGTGGCCTGTGCAAGGCATGGCGCTGGGGAGTTCGGTGCAGGGGCGTGTTCAACGGGGACGCCG